ACACTCCACCGCTGGCTCCACGAAAGTATGGGCGTGGATATGCGGGTATAACATGTTCTGACGTATCATCTACTAACGCCAACTCCGGGGAGTCTGTAAGTTCAAGAGACCTATTGTTGGTTGCTGAGTCTTCACTATCAGCACAATCTTCGGATGCTTTGAACCTACGTCCAAGCACTATTGGAGACTTTATTTTGCCCCAGTGAGGGCAGTCCGTGCAGACGTTTGGATTATTCTCGTCAAACGTTGTGCATCTGTATGGCCCTTTTACCAGATCCTTTTTAGTCTCTGTTAGGTGTGGGACGTACTCAGGGTGCTTTGCAGACAGCATGTGTGCTGCCTTGTCCCCGTCACGACAGAACTTTGTAATAGATAGCCCTGCTCTCCACATTGGCTCTGTAGTAACTTCTTGGTTAGCTACTATCAAACCAAGTTGCGCACAGCCATTACCGTTATTTGTTTTAACTAGAATGTCTTTGAAGCTGAACTCACTAGATTTTAGTAAGAACTCAGCAAAAGCCCCCGCGCTCCCCTCTTCATGCTTTGTGGGAACTGTTATCACCGGCCCACCGATGGCCTCCGAAAACCAATCGAAATCTACAGCTTTGGGAACACCACTCAAAAGCTGCACTGGGGCGGGTGAATCGGGTTTGTAGTTATGCGTGCCTAGAACACGTAACACCCTAGCTGCATCTGCGGGGACACTGGTGTCTATTTCAAACTTATGTTCTGCGCATAGGTTCTTTAGTCTTTGTGCTACGGGTTTCCAATCCGTTACGCTGACCGCCTCGCGCAGCATCCAATAGACGTGTACGCCTCTACCAGAGCTAACTATAAGTGGTTTTGGTAATTTAGTTGCTGCACAGAAACTTTGCAGTTCTTGAATTACGTCTACCTGTGTTGCGTGTGGCTTATCGGCCCCACAATCTAAATCCAGAAAGAAACTTTGTATGTACTTGGCGTCTACTGCCTTACGAGAGTTTTCTTTACAGAAAGAACTCAATGCAAAATATACGTCTAACCCCGCCCTGTCTGCTTCTATAGCAGCACGTTCTAAATCATCTATATCTGTGTAAGACGTTTGCTCAAGGTTTCCTGTTTGCGGGTTGATCCGCAATAAAACGTAAATTCCTTCGGGGGGCAGCAGACTCCTTAAAAATAATTTTGTATCCATTTATGCACCTAAAAAAGACACCACGGCAGGAGTGAATGCTAAGGGGGGCATCACTCTTTTCAGTGAACCACATACCTAGCCGTGGTGAAGTGACCATTAAAACCTAGTCTTCATCATCCCAAGCATCAATGATCGAACTTAGATCGCCAGCGTCTGTAGGTGCGGGGGCAGACTTTTTGACGACCTTCTTTTTCGGTTCTGCCACAGGGGGCAGATCTTCCTCATCCCCAAAACCATCGTCATCATCCTCAATAGAGATAACGGGTTCTTCGGGAGCAGGGGAGAACGGGCTGGCTTCCGTAGCCACGTAGCCATCAGAAACAGCAGCAAAAGGACTGTTAGCTTTCATTGGCTCGTACTTCAACACTTGTACGGCGTTGATACGCAAACTAACGCCAGTGCTGCCTGAGACACTGTATGGAACAAATGTCACAGAGATATTGACAATACTGCCGCTGGTGAGTCTGAAATCATCACCACATGGCGTATTTTTAGAATCTACTAACAGTGGTTTACGGCTGGCATCTTTACCAAAAGCACCTTTTAGTCGGGTCTTACCTTCGTAAGTACCATCTTCTTGCTTCTTAAAAGGATTTGGGAGTTTGTCAGGCCAGCTCTTTTCTTTTCTCTCAAGGTAGTAAGCCTTCATCGCCTTGTATAACTTCTTAGCTTCAGACTCTGACAGCTTAAAGTTTAGCTCGTAGGCTGCACCGTCATCAAAGGGGTCACAAGGAACCGAGCGGTTGGCAGTCTGGTCAAACTTATAAGTTTGGTCGATCTTTGGGTATAACGCTTCTGCGCTAGGTATTATGTATTGGGCTTCAGCCATGATATGTCTCCTTAATTTCAAAACCCTTACTAACCGGAAAAGGTGACTGTGTGTGATCTACAACCTCAAACGTTATTGTGTTGAGAGTGCTGGGCCGAGTAACGACCTCACGCACAACGTCTAACTCTTCCATCCGCAATGCTCTCGACGGTGCAAAGCACAAACGAGGCATGTTACTTGTAGTATCAAAATAAATTTTTGTTACTACCGTTGCGCTTGGCGTTCCGTGTTTAGCCAAAAAGCGCGAGTAGGCTTCAAGCGACATGTTACTGTTGCTCTTGCCAAAGATGCTTGCTGACGGAACTTGCAGTCTATGTACAGTGTTTAGGTCATGCTCAAAAGCAATCGCTAAAAGCTGAAAGAACCTACACGCTCTGCCAGTGCCACCTATCGCTGATCCACGTATATTCTGAGAACAGTCGATACACCTACCAGATTGGCGAGTAGCCACTGGCACTTGTAACGCTGGTCTCTCAGTATCCGTTGACCAACATGCAGGTAACTGATTACCCTCTGGTTGGTACTCACCAGCGAAGTAACTTCTGTGAACTCCAGAAGCATGGACGATTACCGCACTCATTTGTGTGCAGTACGCATCTAGCTCTGGTGGCCCAGAGAAGTAACCCCCACGGATGCTGATTCTCACAGATCATCGTCCGAGTCTTCCTCTACTTCGTCAATGTCATTGTTGTAACGAAGCAGAGAAAACGTCACATCAGGCAGCGAAAATCTGTAAGTTTTCCCTATCTTCACGTAACTATTTGCAGGGATAATGCCCTGCCTAACCCACAAACGAATAGTTGAAATAGACACTTTGAAGTGCTGTGCAACAGATTCGATTGGTACTAAGGGGTCTGTCATTTCTTAGGTCTCCGAACTGATAACGAGTATTCGCTATCGACGTTCAGACCTTTCGGCAGCAGATCTTCATTTTCCTCAAGAAACGTCCGCACATTTGTTTGGTGCAACCGCTTCTCCAGAAGATCGGGCAAACCATGCTCCAGTATAAACTCGTGCATACTTCCCCAATCAGAAGTCCAATACTTCGTCTTAGTAGTGCGGTAAAAGGTGCCATTGGGTGTCCTGATAGAATCAATGTTCTGCTCTTGCAGATGCTTCAACAACTCACTTTTGATCGTGTTTTGTTGTTCTTCTAAATGACCGTCCTGTTCCTTGTACCTACTCGACAACTCTTCTCGTTGCTCTTTTATTTTCAGATAAACTTTTGTTAGCTTATCTACGTTTATTGCATCGCTCATACGAATCTCCAAAAGCGAGAAACGCATTCTGCTATTGTTTTGTTAGTTATGCAACAATTTCTTTGTAAAGATCAATAATTTTTGTGTGAGTGTGTAATTTATTATCTAGAAGTGAGTAGACGCGCTTTTCAGCGAGAGATCCTGCCAATTGAATCACCGTGCATTTGTGATCTTGGCCCTGTCTATGGATACGGGCG